TATCGCCATACAGAGTGGTCTCAAGAGCAGTAAGAGCGGTCTTACCGGCAGCGTCAAGACGGGTGGTGTCGATCGTGATGCAAGAAGTAGGCTTGTAGCCAGTAACGGCCACAGGAACCGTATCGAATTCCCAGCTGAAGGTGATGGCGTCGGGAGAATCGTTGATGGTCTCGTAACCGCGCTCAGACGGGGAAGCGGTCGCACCCCAGATGATGTGGAGCTTGTAACCAGCCTCAGTCGTAGCATCGTTGCCGACTTCGGTACGATAGCAGAAACCGAAGGAGCTACGAGCCTGCTGACCGATCCACACGCCCTCAACAGGAACCGCGGAACCGTCGCACTCAGCCCACTCATCAGGATAAGTGTAAGCCTCAATCGTGCCACCGAACGTCTCAGCGGAACGCATGGAAGCGTACTTAATGTTGTCCGCCCAAATATCCGTGGGCTCGGCGCCATCAGGGCTCTCGGTAACAGCGGTCAGGCCATTCCAGGCAACGCCAGTCTGATAAGTACCGTTAGCGTTCTTAACGTAAAGAACACCCTTCGATACGCCATTTTCGTAGAAATGCTCGCCAGAAGCATCCCAAACAAGCTTAGGCATAGAAGTTTCCTCCCTTAATAGAATAAATCGTAAGAATAGTGATTCAGGTCATCGACAGCGTAAAACCGCCGAAACCTGCACATTTTAAAATGACTCTCCGTCTCATCAATCAGAGGGTCATCCGGATTTGGTGTGATATAGGTGAGCGCGTATTTATGTACTCGCCTATATAACTCATTATCTGCTCGGATCACATCAGAAGGATCCAAGTGATATACGTAGCATGGATATCTCAGCCTCAATGACGGAGGGGGCTGAAAATAACAATTCTTAGTTCCGAGCAAATCTTTCAGCTCATCATGCAGATCAGTCCTGCGACCCATTGTATACGCCCCCTAACGTCAATATGAGACGTGGGTACTCAAGGTCTGCTGAAGTCACATTCCATCGAGTACCCATCCACTCAACGTATTTAATGAAGGGGAAGTTCTGATTGGCGTAAGGATCTGCGATGATGCTGATTCGATGGTTCACAGAAATATCATCGTGAAGATTCTCTGTATTCTGCCACCGAGTCGCCATATGTTGCACATCGCCGTAGTAATTACGTTTAACGAGGTGTGACGTCGTAACTCCGTAATCGTCTATAACCGGTATGTCGTACCCGACTTCTCCGAAGAACCGCTTTGTCGCGTTGCCCATTCAGAACACCCCTAAATATTAGTTTTCTGCTTTTGCTTCAGTCTGATAAGATTTGTGCGGAATGTACTGCTGCTTCGGCGCCGGATTACCGACCAGTTTAGTCAGCTCCTTAACCGCCGCAGACACAGTGGTAATCCCCTGTACAGATCCGCCATTAACCTTGATCAGAGACTTAAGCTGCTCAAGAATGCGCATATTAGTTGCCAGCCTGAGCGTCAAGAATGGTAAGCGCAGCGTAGGGCTTCACGAGAGCGCCGGAGATGCGGGTCTCAATCAGATACTTATACTGGTTGTAGTCGATATCGAAGTCATCGAACAGGCTGACAGCGCCGCCCTTGTCAGAACCGACGTTGTAGTCAGCGAGGTTGACAATGACACCCATCAGAGGCTTGTCATCGACAGTCACGCCCTCCATAACCTCAACGGGCACGATCTCCTTCACACGGAGACGGGTAGCCAGCTGAGCCTCGGAGTCGTACAGGTAATGACCAACATCATCCTTCAGCAGCAGCATCTCGGACAGCACGTCCTCAGTGGTGAAGAAGGTGGGATTGCCGGTACCCTTATAGTTCTTACGGGCACGGATGATGGCATCAATCGCGGCGGCAGCCTTATCAGCGTCGGTAGCCTTAGCTTCGGTCACGACGTCAACCTTGGTGTTGAACAGAGGAACATCCAGAGCGACCGGGTGAACGTGGTTGACCTGGATCTTGTCATCGGAATCATCAGCACGGCCATCGCCAATCAGAATAGCGCGAGCAATCTCCTCATCGAGCATGAGACGCATCTCGGACTTCAGCCAGGCGACCACATCGAAGTCAGTGATGTCGATAATGTCGTCACGATCCATCTTCTGATGCTTGTAAATGGTCTGAGGATCGGTGGTACGCTTCAGGGTCTTGAAGACTTCGCTGGACTTCTGATGGGCCTTGATATAGCCCTTCGCACGAGCATCAGCCTCGGTGATGTTGGCGTAGGTGCTCTTAATGCGGCTGAAGGGGCTGTGCTTGACAGCGCTCATAACCTTCGCAACCCAGCCAGTGTCACGCTCGATGAACTCAGGAGTGGGATTAAGAGCCTTATAATCGGGGAACAGCATACCGGCATCATTGAAACCGTAGGTCTGAGTACCAGTAGCGACTTCCATACCAGTCGTGTCGATGGCGTGCATCAGCTCATCATCATTCTCAAAACGATCGCGAAGCATCTCGCGCAGAGAATTGACCTTCTGACGCTTAGCTTCATCCAGAAGCTTAGAAGCATCGGCGTGGCTCAGCACATTCATCTCCTGAGCCTGATCCTGATCAAAAACATTGTGAGTCAAAGTGGTATCCTCCTCATAGGTAATAGAATGTTTTGCTTCGGCCTTGGCATCTTCCAGTGCCTGACCGATCATGAAATAAACAACTTTCTTCTGCTCTTCAGTGAGCGTGTCAAAGACATCCTTAACGGTCTTCTCACCGTCGTCATTCTTCTCTTCCTCATCAGCGGAATGCTTTACTTCATCTTCGTCCTCGTCCTCGTTTTTGGATTCGCCCTTAGCGTCCTCGAGAGCCTGGCCGATCATGAAATAGACGACTTTCTTCTGCTCATCAGTCAGAGTGTCGAAAACGTCCTTGACAGTCTTTTCACTGTCCTTCTTCTCCTCTTCGGGTTTCTTCTCGTCTGCCACGGATTCTTCTTCCTCCTTTTCAGGTTCTTTATTATCATCTGCATGAGTTAGTTCAAGACCATCAGGAGCCGCATAGATGATTGCTTCATCATAAGCAACTTCTCCGGAATGAGCTAAAACCGGATACTCAATAACAGCACCATCATTAGCTCCAGCAAGAACAACACTCACCTCACGGATTCTTCCATGCACGACGTCACCGCCATGCTGGGTAAGCTGATTTGCGTAAATGGAAAAAGAAGTCAGGTCCCCATGGGCAACGGCCTTCTTAACAAGCTGACCGTTTTCCGTGTCGTTGCACTTAGCAAAACAATACATGCCCTCTCCAGGTCGATATTCCAGAAGGGCATGCCCAAGCACATTCTTGGGATCGTTATGCTGATGCTGATACACCAGGGGGACCGTCTGACCATCGTTTTCCTTAAACGCTCCATCACGGATCGTCCGGCCGTCAGCGCAAAGAATGTCATTCTTCGTCGCCCAACCGGCAAAGTCAAACTTTTCTCCCATTTTGATATCTCCTAATGTTTAATCTGATGTGATCTGGCCAATATCGTCTGCGGTTGGCGCAGGATCAGCATCTTTATCCTGGTTAAGATTTCGGTTACGAAGTTCGTTAGCACGCTCATCGTCAACCGCCTTCCAACCAAGAGCTCTGACACGGAACTCATTCGGCGAAGAAACTTCGGAACGAATGAACTTGTCAGACATTTCCGCAAGCTGAGCGGTAGTAGCCAGCCGGAACGGATCTCTGAAGAATACGATCGACTGCCCCTGCGTCCTTGCGGTCTTAGTTAAGAACTTACGCTTCATCTCATCAACAAGTGCGCTCAGAATAGGCTCCACTGTTCTGTTGTTGTAATTCAGCATCACCTGCTCAGATGCAGTACCGTCAATGATCTCCTGCGTAAGCCCCAACTGACCGTAAAGAGTCGTTGTGAGATATTCGATCTGTTTCATCAGATTATTCTCAACGGCTCGGTTTAGTTGTGTTACATGCTCCGTAGAGTCGATGTACGCAATGCCAAACTTCGAACCGGCGAGTTGCTCTTCTATGTCTTTCCGTCTCATCTCCGCCTGCTGACGGCGACCTTCTGATTTGATCGTATAAGGAAGCTGGATGATAAGATCGAGCTTTCCGGAACCGGACTGTTCGTCTATGGCATCCAGGATCACAAGCTTCCGTTTCAGTCGCTGAAGAGTCGAGTTTGGCTCGTTCATGACTGAGAAGAACGGGTTATACGCAATTGCCACAACCTGCTTCGGAAGCGTGATCTCCTTATGTTGCCCCGTGCGATCGTCGTAGAGGTCTACTGTTACATGCTGCGGATACCAGGTCACGACTTTACCGGCACGAATCTTCTTAATGTTGTAAGAACTGGAGAGATTCGGATTGATGTCGGTCTCAGTCGGAACAAGTGCCACGTGACCGACATCCAGCATCATTGCCGCAGCGCTCCGAATAAATTCACGAGACGTCTGGTCAATGTTGGTTTCGGTCGTAAGACAGTAGTTGAGATCGTCGTTAATGGTCTCGACAAATCCCCCATTTTGATCAACACGAGCGTGCTGCAGAGGAATAGAAGAGACATCGATACTAAGGCGCGTAATGATCCCATTAAGAATCGACTGTTCGCTGCCTCGAGTCATTCGCGGACGATCTGGACGAAAAAAGCTACCCGAACCAACATCCGAGTAGCTGTAGAAGTTATCTGTGTTGCTGAAGGCGTTCCAGGCGTGTTTTAGCCTATCGCCCAATGATGGCATCTGGACCACCTCCCTATTCAAACGCATCCTTATTAAGTTTATATGCAACGTAAGCATCCATCATAGCCGCGACTGCGTCTATCTTCTGCTCACGACGTTGCTTGTATAGTTTTCTATTTCCGTTTGTGTCCTCTAAAACAATACAGTTGCCCATGCAAAACTGCATCAGCAACTGGTCAAATTTTAGCATCCGATCTTCAGCAAGGATCTTAAGCTCGCCAAGAGGAACGGACTCTGTTTTACTTCCCTGGATGACTTTCTGAATTCCATACGGACCGTTCTCCATCGCCCAACGCTCGACAAAGTCTTTTGCGTTATACGGATCATAACCGAAGCAGCGAACGTCATAGTCAGCATCGATGATGAATCGGTCAAGGTCATCATAAACATCTGACATGTCGAGAACGGAGCCGTTCATAATGACCAGACTGCCTTCATTAATAAAACGCTGATACTCTTGCCTCATAGCCTGAGGAAGATTCACCAGCGTTCGTTCGGTTATGTAGCTTCGGCTCTTAACACCAAAAGCTTTGTCGTTAAGCGGGAATAGAAACGTAAAGCTACAGAAGTCATCGCCCATGGAGAGATCTGCACCCATTGAACAAGGCATGCCATTGAAACGCTGCCTACGATGAGGAAGTGTCTCTTCATAAGTGAAGAAGTACGTATAGCCCTCCATCGGGATACCGAATCTCTTTGCCAGGATCTCATTCCTAGAGGACGGGTTATGCTCGGCTTTCTCAACTTCTCGACGATATGTCTCGTAGGTAACTGTAATACCAAGGTTAGGATTGGCCTTGATCCACATGTTAGGATCATTAATCTCAGAAATATCATCGAGCTTGTAAAACCAGATGCTTACATGAGGAGCATAATAGTCACCCTTAAGGATGTCCATTAACTCCATTTTGATAGAATCTCCGACACCGTTTCGAACAGTTCCCTCAGAACTGGTTGCAACAATAACATAGTCGTCGATTCCACCTTTAGCCGCACCCTGCTCAAGAGCCGTGATCGGGCTTTCTCGAATTGTGCCGGAAAGCCACTCGTCGATTGTCGCTACTTTGCATCGTAAGCCCTGAAGCTTATCAATGCTCATCGGACGAATCTCAAGATAGGACCCGGTCAAGAAGTTCTCAATACCCTTCTTGGTGGATGCTAGTTTTTGACGAGTCGCTTTTGATCCCGTCGTATTATTGAGGCTACCTTCGGTAAGAAATTGAAACCATGGACCCTTAGCTCGAGTAATAGCAGTGCGAATCGGAAACAGAACTTCTTCAGACTGCTTCATTGTCGGAGCCGTGGTGACTTGCTGAGTGGTTGAGGTGTCTACGGTCAGGAAGAATGACTGCACATCAGAGTCATACATGGTCTTTGCACCGCCTCGTCCGAGAACAATGTATTGAACTTTGGTTAGTCTCTGAGGAATTGTCTTATTAACAAATCGTCCTCCATGCCCGTCAGGATCCTCTTCCCAGACACTTCTCTCAACAAACTCATACCAGCTTAACAACTGCTCCGCCCAGAGCTTGAAGGACGGAAGCACAACCATGTCTCCGCCATCGGTCAACGTGAGCTCCGATTCGCAGAAATCGATAAAGCCCTCTACGGCCTGATCGTCATAATAATATCTTGGATCACGAATCAGATCGTCAATACGGTTCATTTCCATTGAGATTTCTCGGCATACCGGGATTTCCCCACGTAGTACTCGCTCACGGAACTCACCGTAGTATTTGGGCGTTGCAGTGTTAGATAGGCTCATTTTAATTTGTAATTATCTGGATCGTTATTCCTTAGAATATTGGAGGCGTAGTTAAGTACAGCATAATCGACACCACCATAAGCAGTCAGAAATACCTGATTTGCATATAACTTAGCGGCTTCCCGATATTCGTCACTTTTCTTAAAGCTCTTATCATCAAGGGCTTTTAATTTAACATCTCTATATCTTCGAGAAATATCAGAATAATGTTTATAGCCATTCTGGAATGCCTTTGTCCCAGCATCGTAATCTTTCAATTTTGCTTTCTTTTTACTTTCTAATGCGCTAATGCGTGCCTCGCGAACATCGTACAAATCTTTATTGTTCTCTGCGTCACGTTTAGATGTTTCCTTAGCAATCTTTTTATCGTATCTAGTCTCAATTCTATTTCGTATATTTGTTCTGGTCGTTAAGTTTTTCTCTCCGCGTGCATCATTTCTAGATGCCTGTCTTTCTAGACCGCCATATCTCAGTCTGCCTTCGGTAGTCAGTGTCCCATCCGGATTCTGATAACGGCGTACGCCCCACTTCATACCCATGACACCGTAATGCATGAGTTCATTAGGATAAGGAGTTCTCATAATTAAATCCTCACTTTTTAAGTTGTTTTGCAATAAACGCAATACTTGCAGCAGAAAGGGCAATCTGTAATGTATCTCCAACGACATCCAAAATGTCGTGAGTGGCTTCAAATCCAGTAGAAATATCCCTATCTGAAAGATTGTCATATCTCTGCTCAAGTTCCATCCGTCTTATAGCTCGCTGAAGATCTTCGTCACTCATTTTTTTAGATGGATGTTCCTGAGATCTCTTTTTTCTTCGCTCTACAACCCTAACTATGTCATGAGCCGCATCAACACCTTTCGATGTGTCCTTTAATACTTTTTCGGCGGGAGTAATATTTGGCTTGTCTTTCCCCCCTTTAACCGAATCTTTAAGGATGTCTGGATTCTTCTCCACAATCTTTCTGGCACCAGCAATAGCACCCACTGCGGCTAAACCAGCTCCGGCAATAGCAACGTTCTTACCAACTTTTTTAGCTATCTTTTTAGCTTCTCCAACTTCTTTTCCACCCTTACCGCTTCCACGAGGTTTTTCACTGTAAGGCTGATAGCGGCGAATACCCCACTTCATTCCAAGAACGCCGTAGTGCATCAATTCATTAGGATAAGGTTCTCTCACGGCTTTCACCGCCTTTCCAAAATGGAGGAGAGCCCACTTTTCAGCAGGCCCTCCTCGGGATTTAGCTTAGCCTCTCATGTTACGAATGTAGTCAGCCACGGCCATCCGATCTCTATCATTGAGACCTTCGAGCATGGCATCCATTCCATCCGTACGAGAATAGCGGTCGTTGTAAGAGTTCCCGTACATCGGGTATCCGTTGCTCCTACCGCCATTCATGCCATTTCTGGAATCAGCATAAGCATAGGGATAGCGAGGAGGAAGCTCAGTAAGAGCCCAACCCTTCTGAGAATATCCAC